CGGGAAGCCGAATGTCAAGCCACAAGCACCTTTTCGATGAGCTTGTCAAAGTGACGGACGATGGTTACGTTATTGCGGCTTGTAGCAAATGCGGCGAGCGCATCACCATCGACAAGAAGCCCGGCGACTCCTGGCAACTGATCGAGGATGAAGATGAAACCCTCAGATAAAGACAACAAGCCCGAGCCCAAGTCCAAGCCCAAATATGTCCCGCTTGGCGAGGCGTTGAAATCCGGGGCTATTGACCTTAGCAAGCTGAAGCTGAAGACCGGACAGGATGTCCAAGCGCGAGACAGTTAAGCTCCACAGCCAATCTAAGGAGCGCACTGACCCAGACGCGGTGGCGGTCATTTTCGATGAGGCGACCGAGCCGTGGATGGGGACGTTCAAGTCCATTGCTGAGGAAGCTGGCGTAAATCCTTCTACGGCGTCGGCCATCGTCAAGCGACTGAGCCGCGATCACCCTAAGCTGCTTGCCCACGTTCGTAAGCTAAAGACCAAGCACTTCCTCTCTGCCATCGAGGGGAAGTTGGCGATGGCTTTGGATGCCCTCACCAAAGAGAAACTGGACGAGGCGTCAGCGCGTGATTTAGCCGTTCTTACTGGTATTTTCCTAGAAAAGCGGCAACTCATCATGGGTGAGCCGACACAGATATTATCCTCTGCCGAGCGTATGCATATGGCCGAGGTGTTGCCCTTGCTGCTGAAGGAGGCGGAAAGGCGGGGTATGGACATCGAGGGCGACTATGAGGCTGTCGAGGCCGGGGCTGCGCCGGTCCTGGCTCAGCCTGTGGGCGAATACGACGGCCAGATTGATGCGACGCCAGGGCGTATGCGGCGACAAGCTAAGCGGATGATTGGGCGTGACGGAGCAAGTTGACCTCTCGGATTTGAACGCTCACAGCATTATTACGCTGCCGAACGAATCATTCCGCGCGACCTTGGGCGGCATCCTTCAGATTGCCCAGGCCGACCGCAAGGAAAACCAACTTCTTTACTATAAACCAGCGCATGGTAAGGCGCTGCGTATGCATAACTCAGCAGCCGATATAATCGGGGTTGGTGGCGGCAATCGGTCATCTAAGACAGAAAGTGTGCTGGTCGATTTTATGGCCCTGGCTACAGGGGTGTTCCCTCATGTCATCAGGGATTCTTGCGCAAGCAAGTTCAGGGGGCCAATTAATATCCGCATCGTATGCGAGAGTCTGAAGACAGTTCTTCATCCAATTATTCTGCCTAAACTGAAATGGTGGAAGTGGACGGGGACTGACCAGCCGGGCGGCGAAAAAGGGCACTGGGGGTGGATTCCCAAGACATGCCTGCTTGACGGGTCATGGGACAGGTCGTGGTCGGAGAAGCTGCATACGCTAACTGTTCTGTGCCGCGACCCCTATAACTACGATGTGGTCCTGGGTGAAACCACGATCCAGTTTATGAGCTTTGACCAAGACCCGTCTGATTTTGCTTCGGGCACATTCCACCATATTTTGCACGACGAGCCGCCGCCCCACCCGATATGGGTTGAGAACCAAGCTCGTGTGCTGGATGTTGACGGTCGGATGGCCCTCGCCATGACGTGGCCTGATGACCCAGCGATCCCGGTCGATTGGATATTTGATGAGGTCTACGAGAAGGGCGTGCCCGGCCCCAGCAAAGACCCCCATGTGGATTGGTTTGAATACGACACTCGCGATAACGTCCACCTGAATCTTGAATCGACGCTCAGAAAGGCGGCGCGCTGGTCAACGACGGTGCAAGGTGTGCGCCTTCAAGGCCGCCCGATTAGGTTTTCCAACCTGATTCATCCGCTTTTCACTGACACGACAGATTGGTGGTGTTTCAAATGCCTAGAGGCCATAGCCCCAATAACAAAGGATGACAAATCGTACTGTCCCACTTGCTCGTCTGAGGCAATCGGCCCGTTTTGTCATGTTTTGGAGTTCGATCATCAGCCTAATTTCCCTGTGGCTCGCGTTCTGGACCCTCATCCTCGTAAGCCGCATATGCTTTCATATATTCAAATCGACGCTCAGGACGACATTTGGCAAGTTGCGGAGCTTTCTGTTGTCGGCGGCGTCGAGGAGGTGAAAATTGAAACTGAAGCCCTTGAAGAAAGTCTCGGCCTTGCTGTCAGGCTTTCTCTTATGGACCCGAATATGGGCCGCTCGCCGTCTTCTGCGCACAATCGAGAGACGACTTGGCAGGATGAGTTCCGCGAAGTAGGCATGTTTTTCGAGCTTGCCAGCGACAGCGACGTAGGGCGCGGACGCCTTAATGAGTACCTGAAGCCCGACCCAATGACACTCGCGCCGAGATTCCATATCCACTCGCGGTGTGCCACGACGATTGCTCAGATAAAGAGGTATGCGTGGGACGACTTCAAGAAGACGATGGACCGTGACCAGAAGCAGAAGCCGCGTGATAAGAATGACGACTTCCCAACCAACATCAAATACCTTATGAACTACGAACCATCGTTTCGGATGCTCCATGAGGGCGGCTCTGTCATAACTCGGCCCGGCAAAAGGAGAGGGTTCTACTGATGGCGCTCAAAGTTATTTGCGACGGCTGTGCCACGCCGCTTGAGACTCCCGATGTAATCGTGCGGGGCATTGTTGTTGCGCGGCAATACTGTGCGGCGTGCGCGGAAGTTGCCGATAAGTTCGCAGAAGATCGTGACAAGGTGCACACGGCAGTCGCCAAGAAGTGGAACGATGATATGGCGAAAAAAATTTCTGCCTTTACCAAGGCCAACCCTGATTTTGCGTTGCCCGATGTTTGAGCCGAAGCATGACACTGATCTGATTTGCAAGGTCTGCGGCGTAACGCGCTACAGGCTCTACGCCGTACCAACAAAAAATGAAGGCGTCTTTACGCACGACAAAGTGCCAGCCGGGGATTGCCCCCACGATGACAAAACTCTCATAAGGAAAGATGTTGGAACGCCAGCCATATAACGCAGCGGGCCAATGCAAGGCGACGGGTGAGTATGTCTTCGACATTCTGACATCGTACAACAGAGAAAGCCCCCTGGCGGGACGGTCAATCACTATTGGCGATCCGCACGACAATGCCGAGCGTTGCTGGTTTTTGCGCACTGATGGCTCGCTGATGCAAACTACGATCTGCACAGAAGCGCTTGACGATGGCATTGACCTAGTTGCGCTGCATAAGGAGGTCATTGCTGGGTTGGTCTGGGAGACGATTGATACCAATAGATTGCTTATTGGTGCTGCGCCGATGACGGGCGAACAGCGGAGAGCGAGCCTACAGACAACATTGGCGATGTTTAATGCGCCGTTCATCTCGCTGTTTACGAGGCAGCGGTGGGTTGACGTTAATCTTCGGGAGAAAGTGATAGGCCATGCCTGACGACTTAAGAGTTCGGCGGAGGACCAACAAACTTCCCATTCGTGAGGGCGAAACGGCCAAGGATGGCCGCGCACGCCTCGCTCAGCGTGTTGTGGACTTCTGCGAGTATGACATGAGCAAGGGCTCGATAGACCGCGAGCTTCGTCTACAGCGCATCGCCAAATTCCGCATGTGGACGGAGGGCAAGACATGGCCCTTCGACGAGGCGTCCGATATCGCCTTGCCTGACATGATGGAGAAGTCTTTGCGGGTACAAGATACCCTGCACAACGCGGTTATGTCGCAGATGCCGGTTGTCGGTGCGAAGGCCGATGACAAAGAGGATGCGTCGAAAGAAGAAGTTGTCAACGACCTTATCCACCATCAGGTTTTCGCGGAGCAAGAGGGCGAGACATTCATTGCCAACTTAATCGACGCCTTCGTTAATGATGGGGTGTTCACGGTGTTCACACCGTGGGTCAGGGAGACGCGCGAGGTAAACGAAACTCGGACTTACGACCCCATTCCAGACGAGACAGAGCCGGGGGATTATTTCCGCGCGATCCTGTCTCGCGATAAGGCTGATTTTACCGCCGTTCGGCTGGCCTCTGAGTGGGAATACAGGCTCGGGTCTAACGATAAAAACAACAAGGATGAGCGGGCGTCTTTTTACACGACATCGACCGGCATGGTCGAAATGGTGGTTAAGCGTGAGGCTGTCGTCTTTGATGGGCCTAAGTTGATCCTCAAGGACTACGAGTCCGTCCTCCACCCGCCGCGCGTAGAGAATTTGCAGATACCGGGGCCGAGCAATCCTGGCGGCTCATCGCACGTCATCATTATTGACTACCCAACGGTCGATGAAATCAAGCGTCTTGCGAAGGACAAATTCTATGACCTGATTTCTAAGGAAGATATTGAGTCGTTGGAAAATTTTCATCGTGGCGATGCCTATGCCGGGGAAGCTAGGCAGAGGGATGATCTAGCTGGCGTCTCTGCAAGTGGTATGGGCGTGAAGGGGGCCGAGAGCCACAAGACCCTGACGCGGCTGCTTTGCTTCGATACCTATGATATCGATGGCGATGGCATCGACGAGGATGTCATGTTCTGGGTTATTAAAGAGGGTGGTGGCATATTGCTTAAGGCCGCCCTTCTCACTGATATGTACCCCGGCAGCCCGCCGCGCCGACCGTTCTCAGAAGCGTCGTTCATCCCTGTGCGCGGTCGCCGCGCCGGGATTAGCTTACTTGAGCAGATGGAGGGGCTGCACGACGCGATTAAGGCTTTCTTCGACATCACGGCAGATGCTGGCGTTATATCCAACGTGCCGTTTTTCTTTTACCGAGCGTCTGGGGGGATGAGGCCGGAAGCTATCCGTATGGCTCCTGGCGAGGGTTACCCGCTGCCCAATCCCAGAGACGACGTGTTCTTTCCGCCGATGAATAATCAGGCTCAAGCGTTCGGCATCAACATGATTTCGATTTTGTCTGGTATGGAGGAGAAGCTGACGCTGGTCGGCGATATCCAGTCAGGCCGCATACCGGCGGGGTCGTCGTCTGCACTTCGGACCATCGGTGGGATGGCGATGGTCAATGCCCAGGCTGAGGAGCGCCCGGAGAGGATACTCAGGCGGCTGTTTATTGGCTTGTCGCAGATTTGGTCGTCCATCCATGTGATGAACCGCAGCTTCCTTCCCGAAGACAAGAAGTTCCGCATCATCGGGCTGAGGCGCAGGGATCAAGACCCTTATACGGCTATCGCCAAGCGGACAGACCTTGGCGGGTCGATGCAATTTGAGTTCAAGGCGAATGTGCTGAATACCTCAAAGCAGGCCCTTCAGCAGTCCTTGGGACAACTATTCAGCGTATATGTCAACGACTTGTTCTTCCAATTAGGGATAATCGACGCTGAGGGTATTTACCGTCTGTCTCGGAATTTGGCCGATGCCTTGGGCCAGGATGCAGACGAATACCTCAAAGAGCCCCGGCCCGGTGCTAACAAGCGCCCGATATTTGCCGAGGAAGCCATCTCCACCATGCTAGACGGGCAGTTCCCTGACGGTAGGCCAGCCGAGGCGGGCGGCGCTCAGGAGCATATGATGAAGCTGGCTGAGTTTGCGCAATCTGCTGAATTTCAACAGTTTTTCCAGTCTGACTCGGCAAAGATTGAGCTTTTACAGGTCTACTCCCAGCAGGTTCAGCAGATGGTTGCCCAAGAGCAGGCCATGCAACAGCAAGCTCAGGCTGCGCAGAATTTCCAGCAGCAGCAGGGGCAGCAACAGCAGCCGACGGGTAGGCCGCCGCAGGGCGGTCCGCCGCCGCAGGGCGGGACGCCGATGCTTCAGGGCGAGGGTGAATTGCTGCCCAATGCGGGCGGTGGGGGGAGGCTGCAATGAGCTTTGACCGGGAGGACTTCCAAGCTCTTCTAGCGAAGCGCGCACAGCAAGCGCCCCGCGCTGGGCAGGGCGGTGAGGCTCTTCTGCAAGCCGCTGTAGAGGCAAAATATCTAACAGGTTCAGAGTATTGGGACTTGTATCTCAGGTATATTCAGAGCGCGGTTGAGCGTTCTCAGGCCGTTGAGCAGCAACTTATGTATGCCCTTGCTTCGCCGGGGCTTGTGGACCATGGGAAAATTATTGCGGTGAAGATGCAGCTTTTGGAATGCCGAGCCCGGATGCAGGCGTGGGAGTCTGCAATGGAGTTGCCGAAGCTCTTGATGGAGCGCGGAGCAGAAGTAGAGGAACTGGAAGTGCCGGGCGAGGCCGCGTGACAACTGCGAGCGTGAAGGTATTCCCGAATAAGGTGGAGACGCCCAAGCTCGTCGTTGCTAAGGATGTCGCAGAGGCAATAAGCCAGTTCATGCTTGACAGACGGACAGGCAATGTGGTGTTAAATATCAAGGACGGGCAGATCATGGGCCTTCGGGTCGAGGAGATTGTCCGCGTTAAGTAGCCCAACGGTCATCGGGCAACCCGAGCCGCGCAGCGCAAGCTGTCGCGGTTTTTTGTTTTCGGGCGTATTCCGTCGGGACGCCGCCGACAAGGTTCCGCAGACCTCAACGTGCGTAAGGAGAATGACCAAATGTCTGACCCGCAAGAAGGCGAAGACGAAGCAAAGATGGTGCCGCTCGCGGCGCTTGAAGATGAGCGTCAAAAGAGACAGGCGCTTGAGAACGACGTGAACTACTTGAAGGGGCAGCAACAGCAGTTTGAGCAGCGGCTTTCAACCCCGCCGCAACAACAGCAACAGCCGCCCGCACAGCAGACATACACGCGCACTGAATTGAGCAACTTTGTTCTTGAAGGCAAGATTAATCAGGACCAAGCCGACGACATCATGGACGCTCAGTTGCAACGCAACATTGAGACTCGGATTGGCGGTAAATTGGCGTATGAAGCTAAGGAACGCGAAATTGCAAGCGCGCTCACAAGCGACTTCGACGCTTATACGAAGGCCATCCCGAACATCAGTGTTCAGGGAACGCCGGAACGCACTCGGCTTGAGGCGGAATACCGAAGGCTCACCCAGTTGGGGCAACCCGATAGTCGGGCGACCGAGGTTCTTGCTTTGAGAAGCGCGTTTGGGCCTCCTGAAACAATCAATGCCGCCAAAGAGCAGTCTGGCGGTACTTCGCATCAGGAAACAGGCGGTGGCTCGGCCCCTGGCAGCAACGACGGTGACGCCGGAAAGGGTGCGCCGTCTACCCTGACAGCAGCCGAGAAGTCGTACTACGAGGGTGCGATGAAAGAAGGTCTTTACAAGGACTGGTCCGAAGTTCGCGCGGAAATGAAATTCGCGAACCCACAAGTACGCACGCGAACAGCGGCGCGGGGTATTTGAGTTGGTCGGGATTCTGAAACAACGAACGCCAGCGGAGTCAGTTTTTGCTGGACGGAGCCCTGGTAAGGGGCGGTTGCAGACGGAAGGGAGCCATGTCATTGACTTGGCTGACCTGAAGAAAGCCATTGCTCTTTGCGACACATGCGCGCCCAAGCTCAACTGGGTCCAGCATGGCTACGTTCAAAAGCGAAACCTTCCTCGATGCGCTGGCCGTTGCGATGGATGCGATCACTTTTATCCTGCTATGCGCCTCCTTGTGCATCATTCTCTTGCCAATAACACCTAACGAGGTTCCAAAATGGAATATGCATACTCGATTGGTGGCGCGAATACCCCTCTGAAGATGAAGTTTCAGGTCAATGAGACTCTGAGCAATGCTGGAATTGTTGTTTTGGCCCCCGGTAGCGGTGATGCCGGGGTGCAAATTTCGACGACGACTAGCATGGCTAACGCAGTCGGTGTGACACTGGATACGGCGACGTATGTCACCGCCCAGCAGACCGATGGAACTTCTGCTGAACGCCAAGTCAGCGTTATCGTAACGCCTGATGCAGTGTTCCGAGCAAAAATGAGTGGTGGCGCTACCGAAAATACATCCCTTACATTGCATGATGTCACAACGGCATCAACCAATGGGTTGGTAATAACAACTGGGGATGCCCATAACAGCCCAACGATGGACGAAGGCGTGATCTGGGGTTATGACGGCGCGAATGCTGGTCAGAAACGAAAGGTTACGTCGGTTAGCTCATCGGCGGCGACGGTCACGGTGGCCTTTGATAACGATACGGTTGTTGGTGATAACTTCATCGATGCTCCGTATTGGCCGTTAGATGATACGGCGAAAACCCTCCAGACAACTACACTGCTTACTCAGGCAGACGCATCAATCGCTGTTGCGACTGGTGGGGCCGTCAAGATCATCGACTTGGAATTGCGCGACGCGAGTGATGACGGGAAGAACAAGTCGTTTGTCTTGTTCGTCCTCGATGACCACGCATTGCGTGAGACAACGTAGGAGAATCGCAGATGGCAGTTCCTCACAGTTCAGGAGCCTTCGGCGATCTTCTCGATCCGAGGTTCCAAAAAATCTTCCACGAACAGTTCACGGAGCTAAACGACATGCTCCCCGAGTTGTTCACCTTCCCACCCGGCAACGGTCGCGACACGATGAAGTGGTCCGATGTTGGCGCTTACGGGGACTGGTCACAGTTCAACGGTAGCGTTTCGTACCAGTCGGCGGCCCAGGGCTATGACACCACGGCGACTCACCTTGAGTTTGCCTCTGGCGTCCAAGTCGAGCGTAAGCTGTTCGATGATGACCAATACCACATCATGGATCAGCGGCCTTCGGGCCTAGCGACGGCGGCTCAACGGACTCGGCAAACCCACGGCGCGCGCATTCTCAACAATGCGGCGTCGGTTGACACGTTCTTCTACAACAACTCGGAGGCGGTCGCGCTGGTTAGCAATAGCCACACAACCAACTCCGGTGCGTCAACAGGGACCGGGTTTGATAATCTCGTTACGACTGCGCTTTCGGCCACCGCCCTCTCGGCGGCGCGCATTCAGATGGTCAACTTCCGCGACGATGTGGGCAACCGCATCGCTGTGGTGCCTGACGAGATTTGGATTCCGAATGACCTGTTTGAAAAGGCGTTCGAGATCGTCTCCTCGATGGGCAAGGTGGACACCGCGAACAATAACCGCAATGTCCACGAAGGCGCGTACACGATCAAGGAGTGGAACTACCTCTCCGATACGAACAACTGGTTCCTATGTGACTCAGCCATGCGCAAGCAGATGGTGTTCTGGGTCGAGCGGGTGCCGGTCGAGTTCGCATTTGCTGAGGACATCGACACCTTGATTGCCAAATGGCGCGGCTACATGCGCTATGCCAACGCTCAGATTAATTGGCGTTGGATTCTGGGCGGCATCGTTTCGTAATGATGTTGGGGCGGGCTTCGGCTCGCCCCACCCACCACGGAGAGAAGTATGGTGCAACGTGTTCTTACGGTCACGGTTAAAGGGCCGGATAAGTCTATCGACCGGGCGGTCAAGATGCTTGTTGACGCGGTTACACCGCTTGAAC